TTTTTTAACTCATTTTTATTTTTATATAGATTTATTTATCATCAATTTTCTATTGGTGGTGGGTCAATACCCATTTCAACCATATTTTTATTTAAAATTTTTCTATAAAGTTTTGTAAGTGGCGTAATTTCTAGGATTAATATAATATTATTAATATATAAATATATTTTTTGAAATATTCTATTGTAATTAGTATTTGATTTCATTTGTTTAGCTAATCTTAAAAAGAAGTTGAATACACTACCATAACTAGCTTTATAAGATTTGCAAAATCCGTTTAACCAATTTTTTTTATAAGATAGATTATAATTAGTGAATTGAGCTAAATCAAATAAAGCTTTTTTTAAATATTGAATATTAATAGCAGAAGATTCATAATCTACTCCATTTAATAAGCGAGATTGTTCAACAATTTGTTTAAGATGTTTATCACTAAATTGAAATCCTATTTTATTAATAAGTTTTTTATTGATAAGACGTTCTTTTTTATTTTCTAAATCTGTTAATTGATAGTAATATGTTCCAATAAATTCATTAAATATAAAAGGTAGTTGAATAGATAAATTTTTTGATTTAATATCAGACCAAGTTAAGAAACCTCTTCTTGTTCTAATATAATCCATCATATGTTTAGTAATATGTTCTTGCACATCTTTTTCATTTAATATAGCAAGTAATTCAGTAGGAATATATTTTTGATTAGATATAAAATTTATATTGAAATTAGATTTTTGTGGATTATTTTTACATTCATTATAATATTTTTCAATATTATGCTTAATACCATAAAATCCCCATTTAGCCATATCTTTTGATGAAATACAATGAGCTTGAAGATAATATACAGTATCATTTAATGATAGATTAAGGCAATTAGCACAGTAAGGTATCATAATAGAAAAAGTATTATATCTATTACCTGAATTAATTTTGAATGAATCAATATTATTATTAAATTTTTTGTTTTTTGGCTTTATTTGTAGTTTTTTTCTTTTCCAATATAATTGTGCCGGAGAAAGATGATTTGATGTTTTTTTAAGATACATATTTTTTGAAACATTTTCAAATTTAAATGAATCTACTACATGTTGAAGTTCGGTATCATATACATATCTTTGCATATTATCAATAGATTTTGCTATATCTGATAATACAGTAGGGTTGATATAACGAGTAAAGTCAACTGATTTCATAAATTCGTCATATGATTTATATGTTTCTTGAAATTGAATAAAATCTAAAAAATCTTCTTTTTTAACAGGCAAATATTCATATGATAGTGGGAATCTTAAAATTCTATTTGTGAAATTACAATCAACATTAGATAAATTATTATCTTTTAATGCTTTTGTTAATTTAGTATAAAATTCTGGATTATTAATTGTATAAGGTACTTGTAAAAATAGATGATAACCGCCATTAAATTGGTTTTGCTCAATCATAATTACATCTTTAATAGTACAATTAAGGAAATTAAGTAATTCTTTAACAGTATTTGTAGCTATACCAGAACCATCATGGTCGTCAATATCAAACCATAATATATTAGTTTCTAATGAAACTGTTGTTCCAAAAATATGATTATTAATATTATTTAAATTAATGCGTGCTATATCCCATTTAGATGTATTATATTCATCATATAATTTCTTTTTCATTTTAGGTTTTGCTGAACCTTTAAAATGATTTCTAATATCATCTAATGTTAATAAGGCATTAGCTTCATATTTACTTAATTTACCTATTTTTCTATCATAATACCATTTATTAATTTTTTTATTTGAATTAGATGTATTCCAACAAGTAGAACCATCTTTAACTACAAATCTTTTACCTATTTTATAATTGGCATCATCAGGATTTAAGCAATAACCTAATTTATATAATAATTCAAAATATGAATCAAATTCTTTTTCAGTAGTATGCTTACCGAAAAATTTTTGTCTTTCAGATACCATATTTAATTTATTATATTTTTCTAAGTTATTCAAGAACTTAAACCTTATGTTAGAGTTTTTTATTGCTAATATTATCAAATTAAATATTAAAAATCAAAATTATTTTACTTGACTTTTAAAAAAACTTGAAATATGTTTGTTTATATTTATTTTGAAAGGATAGATAAATGATAGTATTGGACAATAATAAAGAAAAAAGAGTTATATCTCCTAATTATTCTTTTTATTTTAATAAAACAACAGGATTTTTTATAAGATATGATACTGAGGAAGGAAAGGAAGTAGAATTTTCGCCTGTTGGTGGTGAAATATTAGATTTAGAAATTACTGATATATGTGAAGGAATAAATGGAAAAGTTTGTCCATTTTGTTATAAAGCTAATTTGCCGACAAATAAACAAAATATGTCATTTGAGACATTTAAAATTATTTTTGATAAAATAACCAAAAATAAAATACTGACACAAATAGCATTTGGCGCAGATTCGCATGGTACTTCTAATCCTGATATATGGAAAATAATGGAATATACACGTGAACATGGAGTTATACCCAATATAACAGTTGCTCAGATTGATGAAGATACTGCTGATAAATTGGTTAAATACTGCGGAGCAGTAGCTGTATCTGTATATGATGATAAAGACGTTGCTTATAATTCTGTTAAAATGCTTACAGATAGAGAAATGAAACAAGTTAATATTCATAGACTTATTGAAAAAAATTCATATGTTAAAACAATAGAATTACTTAATGATATTAAAAATGATAAGCGATTACAAAAACTTAATGCTATTGTTTTTTTAAGTCTTAAACAAAAAGGTCGTGGTGTTCATTTTGAACGCATTGATGATATACAATTTATGGCGTTAGTTAAACAAGCACTTGAAATGAAGATAAATTTTGGATTTGATAGTTGTTCTGCTCCAAAATTTGTTAAAGCTATTAAAATGCTTAATTGTTATGATAAGTTTATAGATATGACTGAGCCGTGTGAATCATCCTTATTTAGTATGTATATCAATGTAAAAGGTGAATTTTATCCTTGTTCTTTTACCGAAGGAACAAATGGTTGGGAACAAGGTATTGATGTTGTTCATTGTAATGATTTTTTGAAAGATGTTTGGTATAATCAAAAAGTTGTTGATTTTCGTAAAAAACTATTATGTAATAAAGATTGTAATGGTTGCCGTCAATGCCCTGTTTATAATGTGTAAGGAATTAATATGAAAAATGTTTTAGAAATAGTTAATGGTGTCATTTCTAAGCCCGTAGAGAGCCTTTTTACACCAGATAATGAAAATATACTTGCTTGTGTAAAAGATGCGTTGGCGAGCCTTTTACGAGCTCGTAGATGGAAAGAAATGATTAAAAGTGGAGTATGTAGTTTTCATTCGACTGAAAACACTAATAAAATAATTCAAGCTATTCATTATAACGATGATTTTTTTAATATATGTAAAGATTATAATATTTATATTAGTGAAAATGAAAAAGTTATTGAATCTGGATTTATGAATTTAGAAGGTGTATATTCAAGCGATAACTTTGAAATAACATTTTATCATGATGTTATACATATTAATAAATCCCCTATTGGTAATTTTAAATTATATTATATGTATCAAACATGTATTGTAGTGTATGATGGTGATGATTATTCTGAAAAAACAGAAGTTGAGAAGGATAAGGATATACCTGTATTTGATGAGAAATTATTTGAAGCATCTTTTAAATTTTTTTATAAAAAGATGTTAAATGAACCGTATGCTGATGAATATGATTATTATCAGCAACAAATTAAAAATGTTTTTAACAATGATTAGGAGAACAAAAATGAATTATAGACAATTAAATGAATCACAAAAAGCTATGAAAGATGGTTGTTGGTCTTTTGAGAAATGTCAAACATACCAAGAACAATTAAATTGGTTATCTAATAAATCAAATTTATCAAATGGATATGGCTCTGATATTATTTGTAATAAAAAAGGCAATCCTGCTTGGTTAAGTTGGAGTGATGATAATGATGGTGATTTTCTATTTGAGGATTTTTTAACAACTAAATCTGGTGATGAAATCCGTCAAGACCTTAAAAATATTGGATTTAATTCATTTATTTAAGGTATGATGATATGAAAATAAGACAAGGTTTTGTTTCAAATAGTTCTTCAAGCTCATTTTGTATTGTTGGTATAGGTATTGATTATGAAGAACATGATGAAATATTAAAATTGTTAAAAATTAAAGATATATCTGCTTTGTCTGATTATTCAACTGATTATGATTTTATTTCCGTGTATTCATCAAATTGTGAATATGGTCTTATTGGATATGATATGACAGATATGAAAGATGATGATACTGTTAAGAAAATAAAGGATATGTGTTGGAATAAATTACAAGAATTAAAATTGGATAAACTTTATGATTATGAAGATATTAGTGTTATAAATGAAACACTATAAACAATAGATGTTCAATTATCTATCCTTTCACTATTATTGAACATCTTATAAAGACCAGATAAATACATTTATAATGTTATTTTATCTGGTCTTTTCTTATGGAAAATGTAATAACTCGGAAAAATATAATTGATAATGTTTTGCTTCGTTTGGGTGGAACTGTTGTTGATGTAGAATTATCTTCTCAACAATTAGATTTATGTGTATCATTAGCTATACAAAAATTGAGACAATTGTCTGATGGAGCAGTAGAAGAATCATTTCTGATTTATTATTTAAAACAAGACCAACATGAATATATTTTACCAGAAGAAGTTATAAATGTTCAGCAAATATATCGAAGAGGTTTTGGTCGTAATTTTGGTTCAGCAGGTAATTTAGACCCGTTTTATTACGCTGGATTTGCATCTGTTTATCAAGCAGGCGGTATGTTTGGTTGTACTATGGGAACAGGTTCATTAACAACTTATGATTTATATACTAAATACATAAACCAAGCAGGAAAAATGTTTGGTAAATATATGAATTATACATTTAATTCAACTTCAAAAAAATTAACCTTAATGGAAAATCCTAGAACAGATGAGGAATATGTTATTCTTCATTGTTATGTTAATAAACCGGAAGAAGAGTTATATAAAGATAGATTTGCAAGTAGATGGATTCAAGACTGGGCATTATCAGAAGCTATGCTTATGTTAGCTCAAATTCGTGGTATGTTTACATCGATGGGCGGTCCTAACGGCTCGGTATCTATGAATGCAGGTGATTTAAGAAATGAAGCACAAAAACTTCAAGAACAATTATTAAAAGATGTTCATAATTTTATTACTGGTGGTTCACTTCCAGCCGGAATTTATTTTGGTTAATTTGCTTAAATAATTTTGACATTAGTATCTAAATAAAATATATTGTATTTAATAAAATATTACTTAATTGAATATGACAAGAAAATTACGCTCCGCAGGAGCTTTATTCAAAGCAGAAGATACTAACCGAGTTTTATTCGTACAACGTTCTCTTAAAAAAACATTCCCTCATAAATGGGAATTTATTGGTGGTAAAATATATCCATCAGAATCATTAACTGACGGTCTTCAAAGAGAAATAATTGAGGAAATTGGTTTTTTGCCAGAAATTATAAATAATGCACCGTTAAATTGCTTCCTTTCAGAAGATAAAAATTTTAAATATGTATCAGTAATAATTAAAACACCTCGTGAATTTATACCTCAATTAAATTCTGAACATACTGGATATGCTTGGGTGGATATTCAAAAACCACCATATCCACTACATATAAGAATAAAAGAAATGCTTGATGCAAATCTTATAAAAGAATCAATAGAAAAGTTCTAACTATTTGATTTTACTAGATAAAATATAATATTTAATAAAATCAAACAGTTAAAAATAATACATTTTTTAATAAATAAAAATACATCAACAAAGAATATCAAATGAAACTACGTCTATTAAATAATTTTCAAACAACTTGGCTAGATTATCCTGATAATGAATCATTAGCAGTAATAATTTGTATGATTGGTTGTGATAATTGTTGTAAAGGATGTCAAAATAAAGAACTTAAAGACTTTATGTATCAAAATCCTTATGTAATAGAATATACAAAAGAAGATTTTGTTGAAAAATTATTATCAGAATGTATTAGACAAAGAACTAATAAAGTTGTCTTTTCCGGTGGAGACCCATTAAGTAAATTTAATATAGATAATACTAAATGGTTATTATCTGAATATGGAGATAAATTAGAAATTTGTGTTTATACAGGTCATTCAGTAGAATATTGTAAACAAAATAATGTTAAAGGATTTAAGTTTCTAAAATGCGGTCATTTTGATATTAATACAGTCAGACAAAGTTATAAAACTGATGAGGAAATGTGCTTTGCTTCCCCAAATCAAGAACTTTATGACAGCAAATATAATCTTTTAAGTAATAACGGAATTTATAAATTTAAATAAGAAGGAAATGAATAATATGTGTAATAAAAAACCAATTACTGTAAAATATCCAAATTTTAATCCAAATGAAGAAAATCCATATCAGGAAGAAATGGATAAGATTTTAGATATTAGTTTAACAGAAGCATCTACAACA